CACGCATTGGCATCTACCTATCACAGTTGGCCCCGCATGTACGTGCGCGTGAGGCTGCGCAGTTGCTTGCTGATGCGCTTGATGAGTTGCTTGCCGGCGATGCGGTGCAGTTGGACATCATCAATCGCCGTGTCGAGGTTGAGCAGGAGTTATTGAACATGGCAGCAGGTAAGGTTGCATTGCCTGATGCAGATCGGTGCCGTGAGTTAGCATTGAAATTGGGGGTGCCGAGTGATGGCTAAATTATTCTTGACGGTGGCACAGGTACGGCTGCTGACTATCCTTGCTGGTAAGCATGCTGTTATACGCTTGCTACAGGATGGCACTTACAGTCCGTGGGATAAGGAGAGGCGAACGGCTGAAAAGCTTGTAGGCATGGGCCTAGCACACTGGACAAAGGCTGGTGAGCATGGTTATATCTATAATGGACTTGTGATAACACAGAAGGGAGAAGGCTATGTCTGAACATAATCTGTGGACTGCTGTGCGCAAGGGATTGGTTGATGCTGCTGACTTGAAGATTGACTTGATGCGCGTTGAGAATTTAGTTCAGGATGGGCCGCCAGATGTCAATGGTTGCTGTCAATGTGTAGAGTTCTGGATTGAGCTCAAGTATGCGGATGAACCTCCAGCGCGTGACAGCACTAAGGTATTTGGGAAGGGTGGCTTGCGTGACTCGCAGATTGTCTGGATATATAAGCGGGTGAAGCACGGTGGCCGTGTATGGATATTGGCCCAGTGCGGTGAGGCATTGTTCCTTGTAAGTGGGCGATATTGCCGTGTGTTCAATGAATGGACTTATCCCGAGTTGCTTGAGTTCAGTACGTGGTACCATGTCGGCAAGAAGCGTGATTGGAGTGGATTGTTGGAGGCTGTATTGAGGGCTAAAATTTAGAAAGTTTGTCAGCATTCTCCAGGTGCTCTATGTCCTTTGCAAATTCCCCTTCATCAGCATCCATTGTTGCTTTATTCATGACATTGACCAATGGATGACCTTGTGATAAATAATCTGAAATCATTTGCTGCTTCAGCTCTGAAGCAAAAAATTTATTCTTGCATGTGATCAAACTTACCTTGATTGCATCGCGCCCATACTTGCTTATGACCTCCCGATATTCAATTGTCCTGATTGCTGAAAAATTATAGGCATGCCACCCCGTGCCAGCACCTATATAAAATGGAACATCATCAGGGGTGCTATGAATATATACATATGACTCAGCAGGAATATGTTTTTTGTTTGCTGATTTATTTTGTAATGATATTCCTTGCTTTGTAAAGTAATCAATCAACCAATCTTTGTAGTCTAGTGCATCAATGGGTGACTTCATCTCAAGGGCAAATATCTGTTTTGCTCCGTTGCTGGGAAGATTTTCACCGCCCTTGCCTACATAAAATGGCACCCCTTCTTCATTGCAATAAACGTAAATATATGCAGCTTTCATGGCCAACTCCTTCTAATTAATAAGGGCGGATTATATTAGATGATCTAATATAATCGTACTTTCGCTAAATTCTGATATTTTGATTATATTAGATGATCTAATATAATGGTGTTTTCTGTATTAGATAGTTGATTGTTTGAATCCCACTTAATACTGTGGATGCCGGTTGTTTTGCTGTGCAATATTAGAACTATTAGATACTAACCTGTAACCAAATAAAAGTAAAATATATGCATATATTTTTTTATTATTTTTGGAGCCACGCGTACCCCTATAGGCGTACGCGAGACATTTCGCTTTACTTGCAAAAAAACACAGCGTATAAATGCAACTATCCACCGAGGGGGGGCAATGATGCCAACAGTCAAAAAAGTTGCAGCCAAGAAGAAAGCAACCAAGAAAGTTGCAACTCCAAAACCACAAACTGAGTTAGCAAGGCGCAGAGAATTATTTGCGAACATGACCAATGCTGAGCGCACCGCAATGGTGAAGGATATTTGTGATGCAGTATCATGCACTGAGTTGAGTTTGAGTGCGCTTTTGAGAACCAATCCTGACTGGCCTGTGTGGACAAAGTTCTACGGTTGGATGGATGAAGATGATGACTTGCGCAAAATGTACGCCAGCGCGAAACGAAGACAGACCGAGTACATGGCAGATCGCACTTTGGAAATTGCTGACTCGGAATCTGGTGAGCCACTTATGGGCACCAATGGCAGACCAGTCAGGGATGAACACGGCAATATTGTGTATGTCCGTAGCCAAGTATCCATTGCGCATGCGCGCCTTCGCGTTGACACTCGCAAATGGCTGATGGCAAAAGTCCAACCACACAAGTATGGTGACAGCACAACATTGCGCGGTGATCCTGATGCACCACTCATCCCGCAGAAGAAGCAAGACCTGAGCAAACTCACAGAGGCAGAATTGGCAACCTACATCGCACTGGCAGAGAAAGTTGAAGGAGCAGAATGATCCCACTCCAACAGCTCAAGGCAGAATCCTCGCGGCGTCACCTGCATGAATTCCTGCGCACCTATGCTTGGCCTGTGTTGTTTCCTGCCACACCATTCAAGGACAATTGGCATATCGGCGCAATCTGTGAACACCTTGAAGCAATCCAATCAGGTGAGATTAAAAAACTCATCATCAACATTCCATTCCGTCATCTGAAGTCCACCATCATCAGTCAAGCCTTCCCAGCGTGGGACTGGATCACAAATCCTCACCTTCAATATCTCACAGGCTCATACAACAAAGACCTTGCAACACGCGATGCCGTCAACACACGCCGCATCATTGAGAGTGAGGCATACCAGCGCGATTTTGGGCACGCATTCCAAATGACGTCAGACCAGAACGTCAAGACGCGATATGACAATGACCACAATGGCTCACGCACAGTAACATCAACAGATGGCGCAGCAACAGGGTTTGGTGGCAATAGGCGCATCATCGATGACCCAATATCATCAAAAGAGGCAGACAGCCTTCCTGCAATCAACTCTTCAATTGAGTGGTGGAAAGGTACGATGGCCACGCGTGGCAATGATCCAGAGACAGACACCACAGTCCTAACTCACCAGCGCGTCAATGAGCGTGACTTGACTGGATACATCCTTGCTGAAGAAGCTGGATGGGAGCATTTGGTGCTGCCACTTCGCTATGAGGCAGAGTTCAAACAAAAGCCAACCAAGATAGGATTTGTTGACCCAAGACACAAAGAAGGTGAATTGCTGCACCCAGAGCGTTTGGGTGAGACTGCTGCAAATGATTTGGCAAAATCGCTCGGGGCATATCACACCAATGCTCAACTCCAACAGCGCCCTGAGTCACGTGGTGGCACAATCTTCTTGCGCAACAATTGGAAATTCTACAAGGTGTTGCCAACCATTGATGAGATTGCGCTCAGCGTGGATTGTACCTTCAAGGATACCAAGAGCAGCGACTATGTTGCACTTCAGGCATGGGCAAGGCGTGGTGCTGACAAATTCCTGCTGTACCGGATTCGTGAGCGCATGGGGTTTGGTGCCACAGTTATTGCATTGCGCGCCCTCAAGGAAAAATTCCCAACAGCAGTCGCAGTGTTGGTTGAAGACAAGGCAAATGGATCAGCAGTAATTGAGACGCTGCAAAAAGAGATTGCAGGAATCATCCCTGTCAACCCAGAAGGTGGCAAGGTTGCTCGGGCATACGCAATACAACCAGAGCATGAAGCAGGCAACCTCTGGCTACCAGACCCAAGCATTGAAGCAGGGGCAGACATTGAAACTTATTTGACTGAGTTGAGCGCATTCCCAAATCCGGCATTCCACGATGATGAAGTTGATAGCACAACACAGTGCATCAATTGGTTCAGAAATAGATCAGCAAGCATGGGCATCTTTGACTACTATCGCCAGCAAGCAGAGGCGTTGAAGAAGAAAGCAGCATGATCATGACAGCCAACACCACATGGCGTAACATGGTGGAAATCGGACTGGTGGCTGAGCAGCAGAAGGATTGGATTGAGGCAAATAGGATTTGGAAAGAATTGGCTGTGCATGATATGATGACATATGTGAAAACGCGCAAGCAAGAATATTTTAACTGCGCAGTTGCAGATGTTAACAGGGCAGATTGGTGTTTGTGTGAATTGGCAATGCAAGAATATCAATGGGCATTACTGAAGGCAATGAGAAGGGACACATAATGGCAACTCGGGAAACCATGGGCACAAACGTTGCCCCATCACTAATACAGCGCGTGGTTCAAGGCAGCAAGTTCATTGTGTCTGGCGTAACGCCTGTGACGTGGTTTGGCCCATCACAGCCAATGAACCCAAATGCGCAAGCGCCAGATCAAGGTGCTGTTGGCCGGCAGCTTGATTATCCGGTTGGCTATAACCTTCGCATCACACCTCGCCAAGAGGAGCCAATCACATTCCCAATGCTGCGTGCGCTTTCTGATGGCTATGACATTCTGCGCTTGGTCATTGAGACGCGCAAAGATCAAGTTGAGGCATTTGATTGGGAGATTGTGCCCATTGACGAGAAGGCAAAGCCAAATCAATTTGCAGCAGAAGTAAAAGCAGCAACAATGTTTCTTGAGCGCCCATCGCTTGAGTATGATTGGTCAACGTGGCTTCGCATGTCGCTTGAAGACATCTTTGTTTTGGATGCGTGGGCAATCTATCCACGACCAACAAAGGGTGGTGGATTGGCATCATTGGATTTGATTGATGGCGCAACAATCAAGCGCGTTATTGATGCAGGTGGTCGCACTCCTCTGCCACCAGACCCAGCATATCAACAAATCCTGAAGGGCATCCCTGCTGTTGACTATACGAGTGATGACATCTTGTACATGATGCGCAATCCGCGCACCAATCGCCTGTATGGATACAGCCCAGTTGAGCAAATCATCATGACGGTGAACATCGCCATACGCCGCCAGATCAGCCAGCTTCAATATTACACAGAGGGCAATATACCAGAAGCAATTGTTGGGGTTGATCCTTCATGGACAATGGCGCAGGTTCAGGCATTCCAATCATGGTTTGATGCTACGCTGTCTGGGGACACAGCAGCACGCCGCAAGATGACATTCATCCCTGGTGATGCAAGCAAACTTCAATTCACCAAAGACCCAAAGCTGAAAGATGAATATGATGAGTGGCTGGCGCGTGTTGTGTGCTATTGTTTCTCGCTGCCACCAACACCATTCATCAAGCAAATGAATCGCGCCACTGCAGAGAAGGCATCTGACAGCAGCAAGGAAGAAGGATTGATGCCACTGCTGACATTCATCAAGCGGCGCATGAATTATATCATCCACACAAGGTTGAATTTAAAAAATGTTCAGTTCCGTTGGAAGGTTGCGCAAGACCTTGATCCACAGGCACAGGCAACTGTTGATGATATCAAGATCAAGAATGGAACCACAAGCATTGATGAGGTGCGCGAACGCAATGGTGATCAGCCGCTTGGTGTTGGCAATCTTATCTTCACACCACAAGGCCCAGTACCAGTTGCCAACTTCACAGAGGCAGGATTGGCACAAGCAAAGGCAGATGCCGAGAAGGCAACTCAGGATGGACAAGCGCATCAGTTGGCGCTTACTCAGGCAAAGGCCAAGCAGCCAAATCCAGAAGATGAAGGTGATGGAGGCTTCAATGAGCCATTGCCTGTTTTTGGTAAGCCCAAGAAAGGGGTGCCAGCATGATGATAGCAATGCCGCAAGAAGCACTATTGACAATGCGCCTCAGCCGGTACATCCATAGCAATACAGATTGGCGCAAGACAAAGGCATTGTGGCTTTGCACCAAACTTCTATCAACATTTGACTCAACACAAAATCACTGTGGTGAGAAAAATAAATGACCCAACTCATTTACAATCAGCCTAGCTGCCCGAAGTGTGGTGGCATTCAACTTGCTGCCTTGCTGAAGGTCAAGCCAAAGACATTCAAGGCGCGTCCAGATTATCTGAAGACTGTTGCTGATGGCACAGCACCATTGGCAGCAAAGATTGCGCCATGGCTCAAGAAAGAGGGCCAACGCATTGCTGCAATTATCGTACCAGCAGCAAACAAGATTGATTTGTGCGCATTGTTGCGCAAGGCAGCACCAAAGTCCATCGCCAGTATTATTGATGGCCTTGACCTTGCTGATTGGAGTGTGTTGGCTGGTATTGTTACTGAAGACACATACAAGGTTTATCAGCACGCCTATGAAGATGGGCTGAATGTCTCAGGCATCACTGATGTGGACACAACCAACCAAGCAAGTGAGGCTGCGCAGAATTATGCACAAGATCGTGCAGCAGAGTTGGTTGGCAAGGTTATCAATGATGCTGGCAAGATTGTGGACAATCCAAATGCGATTTGGTCAATCACAGAGTCAACGCGCAACATTCTGAAGTCACTTGTCCAGAAGGCAATTGATGAAGGTGATTCCACCGCAATGCTCGCAAAGAAGATAGAAAGCAGCGCAGCATTCTCTGACACCCGCGCTGTCACAATTGCGCGTACAGAGTTAGCAACATCATACATCCAAGGGAATTTAGCAGGATGGGTCAGCGCAGGAGTTGAGGGCAAACAATCAGTGCTTGGCTCTGAGCACGACATTGATGATGAGTGTGATCAGGCAGCGAGTGATGGAACTATCCCGATTGCGGATGACTTCAGCAATGGATTCTTAGCGCCTCCATATCACCCCAACTGCGTGTGCGACATCCTTCCAATCATTCACATGGATAAATCCATCAACCTCATCAGCCTTCTCAAATATGACCCAAGTGAAGCGCGTGACAATCACGGCATGTGGACAACAGGCGGTGACCTTAGCACAAAGGCCAATGCAGCGCGATTGAAGGCATTGCGTGTCCCACCAGCATGGACAGATGTCAAGTTAAACAAAGACCCAAATGCTGCACTTCAAGCAATGGGCAGAGATAGCAAAGGCAGACCACAATACCTATACAGTGCTGCGCATTCCGAGGAGGCTGCTGCTGAGAAGTTTGCGCGCCTCAATGACTTTCACAAAGCTGAATCCAAGATCACAGGCAAAGCATTCAAGGATATGGCCAACAAGGCATTGCCAACAGCAGAGCGTGATACAGCAGCATCGCTTGCCCTTATCAGCAAGACAGGATTCAGGGTTGGGTCAGACCGCAGCACTGGCGCTGAAGTAAAAGCATTTGGTGCATCCAATCTGCTTGGCAGTCATGTCACAGTTAAAGGCGACACACTGACATTCAACTTTACTGGCAAGAAAGGAGTCAACCAGTTGCACTCACTCACAGACAAATCCTTGGCGCAGTACATCAGTGAGCGCAAAGCTGCTGTTGGTGGTGGGCGTTTGTTCAAGACTGATGACAATGCCATACGCGATTATATGCACGCATCTGGTGGCGCTGGATTCAAGGTCAAGGACTATCGCACCTATGTTGCTACCAATGAGGCATTGAAGGCTGTGGATAGCATGCCAGCACCAACAACCGCATCAGGCTATAAGAAAGCGCGCAATGCGGTTGGGGACATTGTATCAAGCAAGCTAGGCAACAGCCGCACCATGGCACTCAACTCTTATATCCACCCAGCAGTATTTGCAAAATGGGGATTCAAATGAGCAGCAATGACCAAGCATTGATGGATGACTTCTTCTCCTCTGTCCATTATGACAAGACAGGCGACTGGCGCAAGACACCAGCGAGTGAACCACCCGAGGATGATGCAGTGGAGAAGGTTGACTTGGGCAATTTGCTAAAATATGACCCCAGTGAGGCTAGGGATGACAAGGGAAGGTGGACTTTAAGCGGAAGCCTTATTGTGTATCACGGAACAACAGAAGCAAATGCAGAGAGCATAAAAGCAGTTGGGCTAGACTCTAAATTATCAGGCCACACATATGGCATTTCAAGAAAAGGTAAAGTATATGTGACTGCACATAAAGAGGAGGCTGAGTTCTGGGCTAAGAATGCAAAGTTACCAGGACAGAAGCATGCTGTTGTTGAAATTCATATTCCTCCTTCACATCAACATCTTTTGTCTGCTGATAAGAATGCAGATAAGATGCCGCCGAAAATACGGGCAAAGACTGGAGTTGATAATTCATCCATGACATATACAGGGTCAATTCCTGCTGCTTGGGTTCACCATATTCACAAATCTATCATTGATTCCGACCTGCTCAAGCTCCTCACAGATGACCAAGCAGCAGATCACCACCCATCACCATCACAGGCACAGATAACTGCAGGCAACTACAAGAAGGGGCATTTGCTGATCAATGGCCTCAACATCAGCATAGAGAATTCTGCTGGAACTAAGCGCAGACCAGAATGGCCAGCCCTTAATCATCATTATGGCTATATCCGAGGCACTACTGGCAATGATGGTGATCACACAGACTGCTTTGTGCGCAATCAAATATCAAAAGACTATGATGGTGATGTATTTGTCATCAATCAGAACAAATCGGATGGCTCATTTGATGAACACAAATGCATGATAGGTTGGTCATCTGAGTGGGAAGCAAAGGCAGCATACCTTGAGAACTATACAAAAGGCTGGAGTGGAATTGGATCAATCAAGAAATTTTCATTTGATGAATTTAAACAATGGGTCAGGCAAGGCAACCATAGCCAAATAGCTATGTAGCTTTTTTTATTTAAATAGATTATGGTCACATGACCAATTTAGGAGAAACAACATGAAACTTAATTTTCCCGCAGGAATGAGCCAATTCATTGACAGTGCTGGTGCAGAATTCCGCGCCATTGAAGGATTTGTTGAAGTTGAAGCTCACAAGTTGGCAGAATTCCTCAAGGCTGGCTTCACGCATGCTGAACCGCTTCCCCCAGTTGATCATACAATCACCAAGATTGATGTGGCAGGAGTCCAGACAGTCCCCAAGCATGATCAAGACCCAGCAGCTGAAGAAGTCAAGCCAGCTGAAACAGTAGTTGAGCTGCAAGCACCCGATGCCCAAGCACCCGATGCCCAAGCACCCGAAACCAAACAAGAAGGAGGCAGTGATGACAACGCAGACAAATAACCTGATATTTGCGCAGCTTAAAAAGGTTGACGTTGAAAAACGTCTTGTGTATGGTCGTGCTGCGCAAGAGCACCCTGATCATGCGAATGAGATCATGGACTATGCCTCCAGCAAACCGCTATTTGCAAAGTGGAGCAATATGGCCAAGGATGCAACTGGTGGCGCCTCAATTGGCAATGTTCGCGCAATGCACGGCAAAGTTGCTGCCGGCAAACTCACTGAGTTGAATTTCAATGACGATGAGCAAGCCATTGATGTCTGCGCGAAGATTGTTGACAACAATGAGTGGGAAAAAGTCCTGGATGGCGTATATACCGGATTCAGCATTGGCGGCTCCTATGCCAAGCGCTGGGCTGATGGCGACATGACGCGCTACACCGCTGACCCAGCTGAAATCTCGCTGGTTGATCGGCCATGCATCCCCACTGCCACTTTCTTTGAAGTCCAAAAGGCTGATGGCCTTGTTGAGAAGGTTGACTTCAAGCCTGCACAGCAAGCCGCAGAAAGTGATGATGACATCCCAACCATTGATGGCTCTGTTGATGACTTGAAGGCATTTGCGAAGTTTGTCAATGATAACAAGATGACCATGGCCAATGTGGTTGAGGAGCTCGGCAAGATCGCAGAACGCAAAAATGTTGATCCTGAAGAAGGGAAAGACAAATATGGCAATGTGAAATTTGCAGATGCCAAAAACAAAAAATATCCCATTGACAATCCTGAGCACATTCGTGCGGCGTGGAATTACATCAACAAGGAAAAGAATGGCGCCAAATACAGTGCAGAAGATTTGGCCACCATCAAGGGTGCCATTGTATCGGCATGGAAGGACAAGATTGACAAGGATGGGCCTCCAAGTGCAGAAGCTGGCAAGGCTGATGCTGCCACAGACCTGATCAAAGGCCTGAGCACCTGCCAGTCATTGGCTGGCGTTGTTCAATCTCTCAGCTATATGCTGGCATCTGTCGAGTATGAATCAGAACAGGAAGGCGACAACAGCCCAATACCTGCGCGCCTGAATGACGCAGTTACCAACCTTGGGCAAATCCTGGTGGACATGACTGCTGAAGAAGTTGCTGAGCTCACTGCGGCAGATAAGGATGGTGGCACAACTCCAAATCCGCAAGTTATGGCAATGGCAGAGCAAGCAAAATCCCTCGTCAAACGCGCCTCTGAATTCAAGAAGGCTGGCGCACGTCACAGCAAAGCAGATTTGAATCATGTACAAGCGATGCATGATTCTGCTGTGGCACTTGGCGCACAATGCACTGGCGCTGAAGCAGCAGGCAAAGCCCACAGCCATGATGGACTTGAAAAGGGTGCTGGATGGAAGGATGAGATGAACAAGGCAATTGCAGCAGCAACTGAGCCCTTGCAAAAGGCATTGGAATCTGCAAATGAGAAGCTTGCCAAGATTGAAGCTCAACCGGCACCAGCAAAAATTGTCCTGCGGGCAGTAGCAAAAGGGGATGATGTTGATCCAGACCTTAGCAAGCAGCAAGAAATCAAGCCTGTCATCGCAGCTGATGGTAAGGAATCTGAAACCGCATCGCTGATCAAATCGGTGCACAAACAAGGCGGTCAGCAACTCAAGTTCTAATGACCATTCATCAACCAACCTAACTTAACACGCAACAATTTACAAAGGAGTAACATCATGAGCCAAGGAAACACTACTCAAGAAACACTGGACTTGCTGAAGGCAGCACGCAGCAAGCCGGATGAAGCACTGTTGAAAGCGTGGACGCAAAGCGGCACTGCCACTTCTGGCATTACTGCATATGACCTTGAAGCACCAGCCAAGAAGCTGTACCCAGTTATCACTCCACTGCGCAACATGATCCCTCGTGTCAGCGGCAAGGGTGGTATTCAAGCAAACTGGCGCGGCATCACCGGCATCAACACCTCTGGTGTATCGGCTGGCGTTGGTGGCGGCAATCGTGGCGGCGTTATTGCCACAAGCACGCAAGACTACACCGCAGCCTTCAAAGGGCTGGGCCTGGAAGACTACGCAACATTTGAAGCTGACTATGCTGCTGAAGGCTTTGACGATGTCAAGGCATTGGCTGTGGAAGGTCTGTTGCGCAGCCTCATGATCCAAGAAGAACGCATCATCATCGGTGGCAACAATTCTGTTGCCCTCGGAACTCCAACAGCCCCAACTGTAACTCCGGCAGCCACAGGGGGCACATTGGGTGCAATCACCATGCTGGTGTCTGTTGTTGCATTGACGCTGGATGGTTACCTGAATGCCAGCATTGCTGGCGGCGTCATTGGTCAGGTATCGCGCACCAATGCTGATGCATCAGTGGACACCTATGGTGGTGGCTCTTCTGCAGCATCTGCAACCGGAACCACTGGTGCCATGACTGGCTCTACCAACTCTGCTGGGGTATCTTGCCCTGCTGTGGTTGGTGCTGTTGCCTATGCATGGTATTGGGGTGTGTCTGGTAGCCAGTTGCTTGGTGCCATTACCACAACCAACAGCGTGAGCATCACAGCCACCGCAACCGGAACGCAAAATGTGACTGCGATCACTGCCGACAACAGCAAAAATGCGCTGGTGTTTGATGGCCTGTTGTCCTTCACTGCGGATGGCGCCAGCAATGGTGCGTATCGCTATGTGATGGCAACTGGAACTCCTGGCACCGGAACTCCGTTGACTGCGGATGGTACGGGCGGTGTGGTGGAAATTGACACTGCGCTGCAGGCATTCTGGGACAACTACAAGTTGTCGCCCGATACTATCTGGGTGAGCTCACAAGAGCAAAAGAACATCAGCCTGAAAGTTCTGGCTGGCTCTGCAAATGGCGCTCAACGCTTTGTTTTTGACTCCAATCAAGGGCAACTCGCTGGCGGCAATATGGTTCGCAGCTATCTGAACAAGTTTGCGATGGATGGGGCCAAAGAGATACCCATCAAGATTCATCCAAACCTGCCCCATGGCACCATTCTCTTCACCACCAGCCAGCTGCCCTATCCGCTGAGCAATGTGCAGAGCGTGTTGCGTGTCCTGACGCGGCGTGACTACTATCAAATTGAGTGGCCACAGCGCAGCCGGAAGTATGAATATGGCATCTATGCTGATGAAGTGTTGCAAAACTACTTCCCACCAGCATTCGGGATGATCACTAATATAGCTAACGGGTGACCCTGAAGGTAATATATAATCCCCTCCTCTAAAATTGAGGAGGGGATTATGCAACAATTTTATACATATGTTCACTGCAGGCCCAATGGTGAGCCATTTTATGTCGGCAAAGGATATGGGCATAGAGCATTTAAGTTGTTGGGAAGTGAAAGGAATATATATCACAAGCGAGTTGTTGCAAAATATGGCAGAGGCAATATTGCTATTTATGTATACACCTGTGAATCTGAGCAATTGGCATTAGATTTTGAAGTTGAACTAATTGCATATTTCAGGTCACAAGGTATCAAGCTTTGCAATATGACTGATGGTGGAGAAGGATTATCAAACCCATCACAAGAAGTAAGAAAGGCATTAAGTAAAGCAACAAAGTTGATGTGGCAAGATGAAGAGTACAGAGCCAAGACAATGATGGCTCAATCTGTGGGGAAGATTGGAAACAAGAATGCTGTTGGCAACCACAGTGCATTAGGCAATACATTTTCTCACACAGAAGATGCTAAGCAAAGAATGTCAAAGGCAAGGATTGGCAACAAGCATCGGTTGGGCAGCACCGCATCATTAGCAACAAAGGCTAAAATGAGATCATCCCATTTAGGCAGAAATAAGGTAACAAAGAATTCACCATCCGCTGAAAATGTAATGGTGATGAAAACGCTAAGATTGAAAGGTTTGCCATATTCAAAGATTTCAGAACAAGTTGGATATAGCATTGCTACTGTTTATTATTGGATCAATAAAGGAGTACATCATGAAAATGAAATTGCCGAAAGATGCATATGGATTCAATCCTGCTGGGTTTGAGCTTGATGTTGTGAATGGCATTGTGGAAGTTCCACATGATCATATCCAGACAGCGCTCAGCCACGGCTTGACGCCTCATAAAGAGGATGCGCCTGTTGCTGATGAAGCCATCAGCAAGGGATCAAAAGTCACCTTCACCTATGAGGGAGAAGATGAGCCAGTTGTTGGCGTTGTAAAAACAATGCACACTAATGGCACAGCAACCCTCACTGATGCAGCTGGCGAAGATCATCGCATTGAAGTGAGTTTGCTCGCACTTGTCAAGGAGTAGATTGTGGCTGCTGGCGATTTGACTATTCTGAATGATGCCAAGAATTGGCTTGGCATTCCGCTTACAGATACTGCCAATGATGCTTTGCTGGCAAATATAATCACATCTGCAAGCGCATTCTTGATCAATTGGTTCAATCGGCAAATCCTCACTGCAACCTACACCGAGAAGTACAATGGCAATGGCAAGCAATTCCTTCAAGTGCGCAATTGGCCAATCACAGCCATATCATCGCTGAGTTCAAATGGCATTGCCATTGTTCCATCGCCAGATGGAATTCTTGATGGGTATATTTTTGATGACACCTTGGCCACAGTCTATCTTCTTGGGCCTTTGTATTTCAATAAAGGCATCAGGAATATATTTATCACTTACACGGCTGGGTATGCTACGGTGCCTGTTGATATTGCACAGGCATGCAATGAAATTGTTGGAGCAAAATTTAAAAGACGTCAACGCATCGGAATCACCTCGCAGCAGATTGGTGGCCAACAAACTGTTTCTTATTCTCCAAATGATTTGAGCCCAGATACCAAGGCGATGCTTCAGAATTACAGGAATGTGATACCAGCATGAGCAACTTCAATGTAGAGTTGATTGGTGATGATGCCATCCTTATCAAGCTGGAGGAGAAAGGCACGCGTGTGCACGATGCATTGCGCAGGGAGATGGATTTGCTCGCAATTGAGGTTCAAGGATTAGTAAAGGCAAAGTTGAGTGGGCCTGTGCTGCACAATCGCACTGGGTTGCTGCGCGATAGCATCAACATCAAGGTGACAGATACAGGTGAGAATATTTCTGAATCTGTTGGCACAAATGTCATTTATGCAGCAATTCATGAGTATGGGTTTGATGACGAAGAAACAGTGAGTGCTCATATTCGGCGTAGCAGAATGCAGATGGCAATGGCAACAAAGACCTACAAGAACAAATTTGGAACAATCAGCAAGCACGTAGCACAAACTGGCAGGTATGGAAAAAGCACTGGCGAGATACAGGTGCGCTCATTTACTCGGAATATGGTAATGCCAGAAAGATCATATTTGCGCTCAACGTTGCGCGAGCAAACAGGGACAATTCGGACTAGGCTTGCTGATGCTGTTATGGCTGCAATGAAATTATGAATCAGCCACGTGAAA